CTGAGTAATCCATTCATTGTTACTTTATATCGTGTGATGTTGTTCTTAGGACTCATTTACGTGTTAAAGATTGTATGGAGGTGTTTTGCATTTTATGTACGCACTCAAGTTGCTCAGGCTGATTTGATAGTTTCAGAGGAAGCTCAAGATCCTGAGAAAGTCGAAGGTTTTTTACAAAAACTTGAAAAGGATATGGCCTGTGCTCTACCCCATAAAGCCAAGCGTGGCGATGGAGATATAGAGTATAGTGTTCCTACTTACAAGATACCCACAGTTATTTCACCATCAGTAAATACTGATCATCCTTTGCCCGAAGTTTACAATAGGATTAAGAAAAACATAGTTTACATATCAAGTATTAAGAAAGATTTAACTGTTAGTAAAACTATGGGATTCGGGATTAAGGGAGATATTGTAGTTTTTAATATGCATGCTGTATATCCAGGAGAACGGTTATATTTTAGTCGTTCTTATGATGAATTAAATGGTGCAGCATATACTTACTACAATCCCGATCATGGAATTCAGGTTGGAGACGATATCATAATGATTAGAGTTCCCGGTTTGTTATTTCATGATTTGACTTCTTTTATTAGTGAAGTTCCTTTCTTCAATACTAGTGTGCGTGGGATGATAGATGGTTATGAAACATCTATTAGCTGTACACAAACTCCACAGCGTATTAATAGCAAGATAACAGGAATTTTTACTGTTGAAAAACCATTGTACTACCTCTGGCCTGAAAACGCTAAAGGAAAATGTGGGACGCCTTTGTTAGGATGTTTTGGATCCTACAAGGTTATATTAGGAATACATGTTTCCAATACTGATAATACAGATTGGTGTGCATCTACTCCTTTTGATGTTCCCAGGTTAAAGAATGCCATTGAATCTTTTGAAAAAGGAGTGGTTATTTCTTTAAATAGTGTTGGAAGAGTAGCTTTGCCTACAGCACAAGGGTTAGCGGATATTCATCCGAGGCACCCTTTGCAATATGAGCAAACTCCAGGATTAGTGGCCGTTGGTCAGATACCTGGAAGTCATGCTACGAATGCTAAGTCAATGATGGTTAAAAG